TGCATCGTGATGTTGCTGAATAGATCAGTTGGCTATCGGTGTATTTTGTCATTGTCATTTTCCCCTTTACAATCTTTACAAATTTGATCGCCTTGTGGCATAGGTTTGCCACAGCATACGCACTGATTGTCCACCTATTCATCCCTCCATTTTTCATTTGGAAAGTTTCACATACTGCTCGATCTTTGAGTTTATCCATATATCTATCTCTCCTGTGCTTAATTCTTCCTGCAGGGCACTCATGGTCTTTGCACTTATGATTGCCAATGCCTGCTCTTTGGCTAGTTTGAATGCCTCGGATTGTTGCTCTTTATCAAAGAAAACTTTGCCCTGTTTCTTGATGTTATCAACGTATGTCTGTGTTACTGCAATCACGGCCGTTTTCACTGCATCTTCGGCTACCTCAAGACATTTCTTGATTTTCTCGTTCGTCACTTTTTCTTTGAGCTGCGCTATCTTGATTTCCATAAAGTTGATTGCATACTTCCCAATTACGATTACAAGGGGCACAATCACGGCTGTGCTGATAAGGTTTAGGTTTTCCTGTGTTATAATATTCATTTTACATCCTCCTCTAAATTTTATTCCAATTAAGTATCTGTTATTGTCCAACCGTAACCTACTAAGACAGTTTTTGCGCTATCGCTTGCAGATGTACGGTTAGCTTTTACTTTTAATATCGAGCCTGCTCTTGCTGTAGTATTGTTCGCAATAGTAATGATACAGCTATCCGTATCAGTTGGAGTTTGCCCTGTATTTTGTAAAGTAATGTTACTACAAGATGGGGAATAATTTGTGCCAAATGAACCTACTATATTAGGACAATTGGGAATGTTAATAAACGCCCCAACCCTTGGTAAGTCTGCAATATTTCCAAATATTCCAGGGCAACTATCCATATTAACGACATTAGTAACCCTAGGTAAATCGGCAACATTACCCGTAATATTAGGGCAATTGTTAATTACAAGGTGGCTCGTGATTCTTGGTAAATCTCTAGTGTTGCAAACTATCCTACTGCCTGTTGAATTGGCTTTTAACTGTATAGTGGATTTACTCCAATCGCTGCATGTTACAGTAACAATGCCCTCGACTGCTATCGTTTTAGCAGGACGAGTAGATGTTGAAGTTGTACCATCTGGAAATATCCAAAACAAATTATCTCCATTTACTATTTCCATATCCATAAGTCCAACTCTTGCCGTGAACCTCCATACATTGCTTTTAATTGTTCTAAGTCCTGCACCTATGCCTTGAAAACTGCTTTTTATTGTGTTGCCGAATCTACTTTTTAGCATTACACAACACTCCAAACTATAATTTGCGCTGTGCCTCCTATTGTATCGCTACCTACCGCAAGCGCATAAGTTGGTTTCAAATCAATCATCTTCCCTGTGGTTAAAGTTACAGCATTATCTACAACAGTAGTATAATTTGCAGGAAGTATCCCGTCTATAATGCTTGTGGCAGTATTTGAGGTTATTTCTTTAGCAAATGTATTGCCTGTTAAAGTGTCCAAAGTACACAATAAGCCACTTAAAACAAACATCATCGTACCAACCGACCTATTACCAACTGCAATAGTGGTTATTGACTGCGCTCCTGTTAGTTTTTTAATTGTAATTGTACCTACTGCCCTTGTTGATTCTTTACCATCAACTGTGCCTAAAAATGCACCCCTAATTGCTAACCAATCAGTCCTAGTTGTGTTAACCGCTGTTGTGCCGTTCAGAGTAACCGTTTCATAAACTAGTTTATTCGTTGTTTGCTGTACACCGAAAAATGTTATTTTGCCCACATCGCTTGCGGAACTTGATACAACAGTAACACCATCATTGCTTGGTTGGTAGGTAAACCCGTTATAGCTACCACATTGAAAAATAGGGATAGTGTACGCCATAGTTTTTGGTGCTATACCCAATAATTTTTCTATTGCATTTGCAACATTTAATTCTACACCATCCTCTTTTAGTAATCTCATTACCTTTGCTAATATTTTGCTTTCTGCCATCGTTTTTTCCTCCTAAATTTTTATTTTTACCATGTTGATATTGGTATTCTGCGCCATGTGTTTGTTGCAGTGCATATGTATAGGTATGTAGAATTATATGCAATTTGTCCTTTAGTACCAGTAGAATTCGTTGAAGTTGGTACACTTTTTGATTGAATCATTAATGCTCTTTCACAATATGGTGAATTTTGAGCAGTGGCATTATAAATAAATGTTCCAGTTCCATCATCGTTCGATTTACTATTATTTGATAAATAACAAGCAGTAGTATTTATTAAAAGACTAATTTGTTTTGTGTCTGTAATCAGATGGCAGTTCTTTATGATGCAATCTTCTGCGTATATATCTACTCCTGCACCATTAAATGTACAATTAAATATTAAAGTTCCAAATCCTGCACCATATGCACCACCATTTAGGCTGCCTATAGTTAAATTACTTAATGATGTACCTCCAAATATATCACAATTAATAAATTTTGTAGTACTTCCACCACCGCTATCATTTCCAATAGAAATTTTACCAATAATTTTATTATTATTAAAGTAACAATTATTCCCCATTATATATATATATACCAGTTGCCGTAAAATTCCAATTAGTGGTTAGCGATTGTTCCCCTGTTGTGTCAAATTCATCTTCAAATTCTAGTATGCATTTTTGACTTATATTTATATCGCCATTTGTAAAATATGTTCCATTTCTGATATATATTTTACTACCTTGTAATAAAGCATTATTAGATATTGTAGTCATAATTGCAGCTATAACATCATTAAACCTTTTCCCTGCTGTATCACTACAAATATAATCTGCTCCATCTTTTTTTATTGTATCGCTTGATACAATTGTAAATGTTGAGTTACGAGGAGTACGTTCACTTTCTTTTGCGTAATAGCTTGGAAGTTGCCCCCCCAGTTTTTCACTATTACCTACTGGGGTTAATCCATTAGTAAGTAGGTCTATTAACCTTTGACATTCTGCCCTTTCTGCAACCACAGAATTAAGCAATTGCGTGTAAATGTCGGGGGTTGGTACTGGTGGTGTGATTCCCGGTTTCATTCCACTTGCCTCTACTAGGATCTGCTTAACGTTTGCCGTGAATAAATCCCCACCGAACACCGATATTGTAGCCATTCCCTCTCGTAAAATCGGCATATTCTCCGGGATTATTTCATCATCAACGATAGCCACATGGTATGTTGTGAAAGCTGTCGTTACAATGGCCGTCTTTGCTATGCCTGTCCAATCCTCCGAGAAATTAAACTTGACACCGATTTGGTTGTGGCTGTCTGCTACAACTTTAACCATCATATTGCTTGGGGTTCTTGTTATGCTCTGTCCTGCTACATCAAATTCTAAGGTCATTATCCGTTACCACCCTTTCTCCAATTTTTCTTTTACCTCTGCATCAACCTTATTGCTTGGGTTTACCTTAGGTTTGTTCTTATTGCCTGCCTGTGGCTCTTTTTCTTCTCCAGTGATGGCTCTTGGATCTTCTTCCTCGTCCATTTCTCCAAGCATTGCTGTGCCCTCGGTTGCCTCTGGCAATTTTGCGATTCTCCTTGCATGTTGGGCGAGGTTCTCGTCTGGTACGATCAATCCGACACCGATCATCTTTTCTAAGTATGTACTTATTTCAGTTAGGTTGCCCTCTTCAATATCTCCATGTACCATTTTTGGGTAGTCCTCTATGCCCTTGAATTTATCACCGTTTAGGTCGATAAGTTTCGGTATAGATTGGGTGTTGAATGCCTCGCAAATTACGTTTAGATATGTGCCGATTGCTACGGAGAATAATTCTGTCTTGTCACTGCTTAATGCGAAACTGCCCACGGCTTGGTGTCCTAAAAGTACGAAGTCTGCGAGCACGGTCATTGCCATTCGGTTGTCGTATCTCTCTATAACTTTACCGATTTCAAATTGTCGCCTACTCCCTCCGTTTAATAGCTTGAATTCCCACCCATGTGGAATAACTAAACCCTCCACAGCATCTCTTCTGACGTTTTGCACCAATTTGTTTGCCCACGTTAGATTTCTAACCATATCCGGGTCGTTTGTATTCCATATGTCGTATTCAATCGGTGGGATAAGCACTGGCAATCCTGCGAGGTCACGTTCTACTCCGATACCCTCTATCTCCTGCATTCTCTTCTTAAAGTAATAACTACGGTATGCGTTTCGTAGTATGCTCCTGCCCTCTGGATTCCATTTCCTGCTTTTAGTTATAAGGTGCATTGCCTTGTCTGATGGTATCGTTTGGATTTGGAAGTGTGGGGGGGCCATCTGTGTCATTCCCACTAGGTCGTCTTTTTCGTCATATTCCCATCTCCACAATGTTTCCTGTGCTCTGATGGGGATCTTCTGCCACCCTATGAGACCATCGTCATATTTGCTCTTGAGGGATTGGTCTTGGTTCTTTCCCATTCTGCGTTTATAACATATTTCGTGGTAACTCCACCCATACGTTAAAAATGACAACATTTCCGATAGTGTGTCTTGAAAGGATTGTTGCATGTCGTCTAAGCACGATTGTATGAACTCGGCTGCTTTCTTGTCAACCTCTCCCTTGCCCTGTGGCTCTACCTCAAACTTTGTCTGTCTGATAAGCATTTCTATTGCGAACAAAATAGCACCGATTACATCGTCATTTTCGCTCATTTCCTTGTAAGCCTCGACCCCTCGTCTGCCTACTAAGTCCTTTTCGAACTCCTCGTAGAACACCCCGGCATATTTGTTCTGTCCTATGCTACCGTACTGGGTCATGGTGTTGTAATTTCTTACGATTTCTGGTGGTGCAGGGTTGTTGTTAATACCCGACATTATTTAGCCTCCTTTGCTATTTCTAATTTCTTTTGCTTTATTGCATTGCTGATGGCATAATTGTGAACGGCTGCTTGTGGGGTCTTATCTGTTCTTTTTAGTCTGTGCAACTCTTTGATGGACTTCCCCTCTGCCTGTTCAGTTGCGTTTTGGTATATGCTTTGCAAGGCTCTTGAACCCTCCCCTCTGTGATTATCTCACCCATTGTGATTTCCCCTCGTTTCCTGCAACGTCTGGTGGTGGACTTGAAGTGCCCTTTTTCATCAACTCGTTAAAAGCTGAACCACTAGCATCGACCATGTCCTTGAACTTGATTTGTGGGAAACCCTCAAGCTGTCCGAAGTACTCCTCGTTCCATGGTGCGATCAGCACATCAACGTTTCCGTATTCGCTCCCCTGCACTCCCATCCATTGTGCTGATAATGGGTCGGCTCTTGTTTCCTTTGACCCACTCTCTCGCTCTATCGTAACTGCAAACCCTTGTAAGAATTTGAGATATTGTTCGGCTTGATCCTTGCCTGCTTGCCCTGGATCCTGGTTAAGTTTAACCGTGACATTCTTGTACTTAGCTTTGTCAATAATGGCTGTGGTCTTGATTGTGGCTCTCACATCGGCTGCGTTCAGCCTCTTGTTGATTACGTCAACGATTATAAATCTGCCGTTTCTCCTCCTGCCCATTAACACCCCTGCAGTGTAAGCTGCACCATCTTCTGGTCGTTGGTCTTTTTTGTCCTCGGTGGCTGCCATATCCCATGCTCTTACCCACGCATACACATCTTTGGGTATTTCCTCCACCATTGTTACCCTTGCCCTCTTGAAATATAACCCGGCTGCAGGCTTGATTTTCCAGTTGACCTTAT